TCAATGAGAACTGATCTTCGTCTGAGTTAGGAGTTGATGTAATAATTGCCTTACCACCTGTAGCCAGTGTAGGTGAGATAGAGGTCCAAAATTCTGTGGCAATATTAGGTTCGACGAACGCAAACTCGTCAGCATATAGTAATGACAAAGACATACCACGACCAGTTGTTTCAGTTGTTGTCTGTGCTACAATACGCGACCCGTTATCAAATTCAATACTGTGTTTGTTATAACTTGTAACACCACAGCGAATAATATCGGGACATAGTTCGTACGCATAACGCACACGACCCATAATTTCCATAGCACCTGATCCCTTATGCGCGGCAACAAGTATAGTGCTGTCTGGTACAAACATAGCAAACCATAGCAAATATCCTGCGGCTGTTGTTGTCTTACCTGTTTGTCGAGGTAGCAAATTAACATTTAATCTGTGATCGTGATAACTGTCAATCAACCTGCGCTGATAGTCATAAGGAACATATTTCAACTTGCCTTTGGTAGGGTGTTGAATGTAAAAGAAATTGTCTAAAAAATAATGAGGGCCAATTTTAGGATCCTGGCATTTCAGCAGGTGTTCGATATCCTCCTCAGAAAATTTCTGAGTTGTGTGTGCTTTCTTAATTAAATTACCGTCTAATATTTTTGCCATATTATTATTTACTGAAAAAAATAGGCTCCGAAGAGCCTATTTGGAGTTATTGATATTACCGTTCCATGCGAGCATCAAAATCTGCACGACGAGCGGCGTCATTCTTTTTTGCCTGCGCTAGTCTTGCCTTAGCATTTTCATCGCCGGCATCTGCTTTCTTTTTAAGTTCTGCTCTATGATGTGCTTTCGTATCACGGGCATGTTGTGCACTTACGTTATTTGGATTGTAGGCTTCGTCATACTTGTTATATTTGTCTCTAACTTTTTCTAAACTTTTACCTTCTTTTCCTGCTTTTGCCAATGCTTGCATACCGTCTTTGCCATACTTCATAACACCTTTTGCGGCCTTACTCATGGTTCTTTCTTCGGCTTCTTTGAAAGGATGTCCTGCCTTAGCCGCAGCCTTAGCACGTGATCCCCATACTTCATCTTTGTTAGTTTCAATTTTGCCATCGCCGTCGTAATCTTTCTTGGCTTTTTTTTCTTTTTTGCTTTCGCTCACAAATGCTTGATAGTCTGCAAACAATTTACTTGTTAGTTCTGTTAAGGAATCTGTAGGTTGAGCCTCAACACTTTCTCTCTTTAAAGGATTATCTGCTCTTGTAGCGGCTTTGGCTTGATCAATATCTTTAATTTTGTTAAACATCTGAGCAAAGTCATTTGGATTGTAATCACGAGTCTGTTCTTTAGGGCTTGTATCCCATACTCTCATGTCTTCTGCCATGTTTTCGTCTTCTAATGAACTGCCCATTGCACCGCCTGCCATAGCACCTAATGGTCCGCCTAATGCGGCACCGATGCCTGCACCAACTCCGCCACCAACTATACCTTCATCTTTTGCACCGCCGTTGACAGGATTAGTTGTTTTAACCTTGACTGGCATATCTGTTTTAATCTTAACTGGTTGTCCAGTCTTCAATTTGTTCACAAGATCGGCAAGTTCGTCACCGCCCATCGGACCACCACCTAATTCATCTCCACCGCCCATATCAGGCTCTTCCATTCCCATTTCTGGTTCTGCGGCCGTATCCATTGCAACACCGTCCATGTCACCGTCATGATCCAAATCCATAGGAGCAGGCATTTCATTGCCCATTAGTGCATCACCATGAGGCATTTCTGCACCCATACCTGACATACCAGAGTGCGAAGCACCACTAGCAATATCTGCTAATCCACGCATCATGGTAACAATTTCGTTAGCATTACCCGCTGTCATACTTAAACTTGCTGGAGTATGTGGCATAGGCATAGGAGCACCCATACCTGGCATACCACATTCTTGGATACTTTCTTTTAAGACACCTGACAGTTTTCTTAAATCGCCAATACCTGGTTCAGGCATGCTGATGTCTAATTGTTTGATACCATCACCTAGTACAGGAGTTTCAGTGATTCTAGGTCTTTCAACTCTAGGATTTTGTCCGTCTAGTTCTGCTAGACGTTGTAATACGTTGATCATTTGCATAATTATTTCCTTCTAGGATCTGGGGCTTGCATTAAGTTAGCCTTTGTGTTGTACGATGTATTATCGTTTGAAGTTACTCCAGGATTTTTATAAACTTCATCTGACACAGCGTTGGGGATTTGTTCTCCAAGGTCTGCTCTACGTTTTTTAGAATCAGCACTTAAAGATTTAATAAGATTTTCGTTGTATTTGATGCCCCAACTATCATCCCAATTAGCATTAGGAGATTCTTTGTAGTCAGGATCGTTAAGTAGAGCAGTATCTCTAAACTCTCCGATAGGCTGTTGATATTCTTCTGTTGGTTCATAAGGAGAACGAACTACTAGTTCTTCGTTTGTTCTACCTAAATTTGAACTTAGGTATTCTGTTAATTCGTTGGCTGTTGTGGGATAGTCTAATGTTACTTCCCATACATTAACATTACGATTTCTGATTTTAGGAAAGTCTAGAGGAAATGATTGTACTGGAGTTTGACCTGTTTTTTTGAAGTCGGCTATGCCGTATCGATCTAATAGTCCGTGTAGTTTAGTCTCATCCTCTGTAGTGACATCACCGGCTACCTTTACTCGAAAGGTATAGGTTTTCTTGGATTCGGTAAGGTATTCTTTAAGTGATTTCATAGTAATTTATTTATCCATCTTTTTCAGTTTCTCAAGGAGGCTATTACGGTCTGTAATTAGGTATCCTTCTGCTTCTATAGCCTCTGGATCTTGATTTCCTTGTTTTTTATCAATACCGTATTTCTTGATTTGTAGATCAATCATCTTGAGTTTTTTATCTATTTTGTTAGATTTGGCAGTAATAGCGGCATTCATCATTTGTGCGGCAACTTCAAACATACGGGCACCGTAACGTGCTTCTACATTCATTCCTAAATCCATTAAGTCATTGTATGCTTGTTCTGCTTTGTTGGCAAGATTATCTAATTCTGCATCACTAACATCGCCTAGTCCTTTTACTCGAGGGAGGGCGGCGGCAATTTTATCAAACTGTTCTAGTTTATCTTCTAGACTAACCACTGTTTGTTCAGTAGATTCAACAATAGGCTCAATAATAGGTTCTGCTTCTGTGGGAGCCACATTAAAAAGTTCTTCAAGTTTTTTTGTCATATCTTTACTTATCGTTTTGGCCCGGTATGGAACAAATCTTGTTCACTTACTACTCTAAAACGTAATCCTATTCTTTTACACCATGCTTGAGCCGCTTGCCATTTAGCCATATTTTTTACATACTGGGCTTGGTTGTAAGGATTTTTTCCTACTGATTCTAGCATGGCTTGATTTTTAGGTTTAATCTCTATTAGTTCAGCATGTTTTTTCATATTCTTGTCAACATACACAATTAAAAAATCAGGCACATAGACAGTATTTTTTCCAGTCAACGGATCTTGATAAGGTATTTTAACACTTTCACTTGCCCATTGTTGTACTGACGGGTTATTATCACAAAACATCATGAAAGTTAATTCCCAACTTGATCTGTATGTAGGAGTTTTACCGCCTACATATTTTTCAGGGAACTTGGGCTGAAATTGGCCTCGTGCTGTTGCTCTCATGGTAATATATTACGTTTAACAGTATCAACTGGAATTACAGTTTGAATGACACCTAATGTGCTAGATTTGTATCTATTATTATTTAGAATCTCTGCAACTAGCGCACTCAACTCTGCCTGATTTAATCCTCGAACTGTTTCTACAATTGCCATTGCATTGTAGCCGTCTTTTTTTGCTTGGGCCAAAATGGCGATAGCAATATTTTCTGCAGAGTCTTCGCTAAATCCTCTTGTTTCTAAAAACCCTCGCATTGCTATAAGGGTATTATTATCAAGTTGGGTTGGTCTTGAATAAAAATTATTAAAAGTCTGAAGTGTTTTATCACTTGACGATGTTGGTTTTTGAATTGGAATATTTGTGTACATGTTTAGGCAAAATCTGTATAGTCAGAAGAATCACTGCCACTATCGGCATATTGTGTTTCGTTCGAATCTTGATTATCTTGGTCTTCTATTGAACTTATTTCTGGATCTGGTTCACCATCTTCTGGAGGAAGATCAGGAGGATCAGTTGCTTCTACTTCATCTTCTGATTGTGCATTATCATCAAGTTGTTTCTGAACCAAGTATGTGTTTTGTGCATCGGCTACCGCGGCTTCTGCCGCTCCTATTTGGTCAGCAAGAGACTCGGGACTTGTGTATCCTGACGAATCCATCTTACCCATTATAGAATCAATTTCTGCTTGATCTCCGGCTGCTTTTGCGGCCGCTAGTTCTGCATCATATTGTTGTTGAGCCAGTTCTGCATCTGCTTTTTGTTTTTGTAAGGCATCAAGTTTAGCCTGTTGCTCTGCAACGTATGCCTGAGCATCGGCTAATGATCCTGTACCACTGCCACCTAATAAACTTCTTGTTGTTGCACCACCGGCAGTAACATTATTAAGCAATCTGTTTACTCCGCCGGAACCGGCAGTTGTGTTTCCATTAGTAGAAGAATTACCGCCTAAGAAATTGTTAAACACCTTACCTAATCCTCCTGCAGATCCTGCAACAACATTAGACAAATTAGAAGTTATTCCCGGTATACCGCTTGTACTAAGTCCCTTACCAGATGCTAGATTTCCTAATAAACCACCAGCAATACTATATGCTTCTGCTCCTAAACTTGCTTTACTAACATTTTTTAGATTATTGGCCAAATTTACAACACCTCTGGCTAACTGTAACGGGTTCAAACTTTTTGCACTCAACGGGTCATCTGTTGAGCCACCTAACGGATACGCAAACTCTGCTCCGCCATTTTGGCCTCCCATTAATTCAGTAACACCTGCTACAATACCCCCAGGACCTAAAATACTGTTGTTTCCGCTACCAAGAATACTAAGTGGACTAGGTTCTTGATCATAATGTATTGTAGCAAAACCTGCAGGGTTGTTTCCTTTATCTACACGACCAGTAGCATACTGAACCATTTCGTATGCGACTGTCATTTTATTTTCTAGTAATTTACTTTCTGCCTGATTCATTGTATCGTGAGCCCAATCTGTTATGATAGGATTAATAATACTGAATGCTGTAAACTGTGCTCTATTAAGTTGAAATATTTCTATACTATCAAAAAATGGTGCTGGAGTTTTAATTCCATTGTTTAGACCATAACTAAATGCATCAGTTGGTTCTGCCACTGAGTACGGTGTGTCCATATATTTTGAAGGCGGTAACGGTCTGTTTAATTGTGTATTATCTATGTCATCTGCAAAATAATATCTATAATATGCTTCCCATAATGCAGTTGATGTATTATTATGGTCATCATGAAATGTCATCGAAATCGGTTGATATTCTATTTTACTTTGAACATACGCTTTTCTGTTGTATTGATTTAATACTTCTGTAGCCATTCTAAATTTAGGAAGTTCAGTTTGTTTAACTAACATTCCTATAGTCTGGCCATTGGTATTAACAAATTGCTCTACCAATGGAACTTTCCTTGCATTTTGACTAATATTGATTACAACATAGTATAAGAATCCAATCTTAGGAACATACTTGTAATAGTCGTCTAGATACAATCTAGAGGCGTGAGCGTAACTCTTTAATTGATAAGGAGAATTAAAAACTTGTCCGAGAAAATTGTCAAATATACCCATACGAATATTTAGTCGTAAAAAAAGGCCTGGATTACAGGCCTTTTTACGAAGTTATATATTAACCTCCAGTGCCACTTGAACCAGTTGCACTGTCTTGAGCAATACTTCTTCCGACATTTGCTCCTAATCCTACAGGGTTGCCACTCTTATCTACTTGGATTGCATTATCAAATTCAATTGTTAATGCAATTTCCATCGGTGTGCTTTCAGCGTATGCTAATTCATTGTAGTTAACTGTTTGTAGGTAACAACCAACACATTCCCATGTTTCTAAAACTCCAGCATCAAATGCACCGTTGCCACCGTCTAACATTTCAATTCTTGTTAAGAATTTATAATCAGCGCCAGCATAAGCACTTGCTTGTTCGAAGAAATCAAATTGTTTCTGTAATTGTTCGCCAACTACTTTTGTAACATTACCGCCGACATCATCTCTAACTGAAATTGCTAGCGATTGCCATGTTGGTTTACCAGCGTATTTAATTTGACTGTTGTACACATGGATAATTTGGTTTTCAAACTGAACCTGTGGACGAGCCGCAGTAACTACTTGCTTCGTTAATTCGGTAACAGGTTTAGTAATTCCAAAATTTTCTAATGTTACTCTAAAACGATATTTTAATTTTGGCATCAACAAACCTTGAACGGTTGATGATTGTCCGCCACCCGCTCCCGGTACTGTATATCTGCTTAAACTTGATAGTGCCGCCATTTTATTACTCCTTGTCCTTTATATTATAGTCCTGCCTTGATTGCGCCTGTGTTCTTTATACGCAATGGGATGTAGATAAATTCCACTGCCTTAATTGGCTCAATAGCGATATCCAACCAAAGTTCAGAACGATCGATTCTCGTTGGAGTGTTATTGCTTTCATCACAGACAACTGCGAAGTCGTTCAATGCTCTTTTGTTTACTAATTCTAGTAAGAAACTCTGTGCCGCACCTTTGATCTCGTTACGTGTAACTTTATCATTAGGTTCAAACAAGAATGGTTTCGCAAGAATTGCTAATTGTCGACGCATGTAACATACTAAACGTGCTACATTAATTCTGTCTAATGCACTAGCATTTCTAGCACGAGTGTACTGGCCGAAGTTAACAATTCCTGCACCCGATAAAGTTGCAATAGGATTAATCTTAACACCTGCTAATACATCTCTTAAACTGTTTGGTAGAGTAGTGCTCTTGAATTCGCCGTCTAGGATGTAACCAACTGCTGTAGCATTGTCAACACCACCGCGTCTTGTTCCTGCTGGAGCAAACCATTCGTAACTCTTTTGATCGCTTACTGCAATTGTACGTAGCATCATATGACTTGGAGGAACAACAATGTAGTTGCCTGTGTTGTCATTTGTGTAACCACTTGGGTAGAACATAGCCATGTACTCGTCATAACTTACTCCACCGGTGTCATTATTGTCAAATGCACCGTTAGTGTTGTTACCCCAAGCCGCTAAATCAGTACCTGTTGGTTGTAAGCGGAATGGTGTGTCACCGACTACGAACGCAGTCTGTCCACGATCAACGTTAAATGCAATCATATTTTGAATTGCTTCAGGATAACCTGGGCAAGCAATTAAGTTGAATATAACAGAGTCTGTATCACGGATTGCTTGGTTAGTGTCTATTTGTGCTTTCATACCAGCAACAACAAATCCTCGTTGTGCATGGCGTCCAAATGCTCCACTGCCGTCTGCATTATTAGGACTTACAGAAATCCAACGATCTGCATTATATGTCAATCCGCCGTTAGCACCGTTCATAACTTCGTTACCATAACGTGCATTTTCGCCATTATTAGAATTAATGTTGATGTAACTTGTTACATACTTCTTAACATTAAAACCAGAACGACGTAGATTCCATAGTCTCATACCTTTTGGATATAGTGCAGGATCTGGTGCATCTGGGTCTAGATAGTTACTGCTTAGTAGATCAACAATTGATGCTGGATCTACATCAGTTCCCATTGTACCCCAACGTGCATCAGCAAATAACCAACCAGTCGGAGTTGTTTGATCTGTAGGATCTTGTGCTACCCATTTAAGGTTAGAGCCGTCCCACACATAAATGTTTTGACCGTAACTATCGACGTCTGATGTATCAATCCAAATATCGCCATTTACTAATGGAGTACCGTCACTTTGTGTAGTTGGTGCTACTGCGGCTACTAATGGCCCCATTGGATCTGATGTTGGGAATGCTGTTGAATCTTTATATCCAACCCATGTTGTACCATTATTGTATAATACATCAACTTCGTCAACTACTGAACTATACCACAATGTACCATTTGCTGGATTTGTGTATGGAATTTCGGAAGTTGGCTCGTATACCAATGGTTTCCATGTACTTGCGTAGTATTGATATCCGTCATTTTCGTACTCACCGGCGGAATAGAAGTTTTGTGTTCCACTCTCAGTTCCGTCAGTTGCACGAGACCACGGAGTTAATTGCAAATAAGATGCTAACGGAGTATGAGTGCCATCTAAGAATTTAATTTCGCCACCTGCTGAGTGCTGAACTGTTAAACTTGTTGCGTTTCCGCTAGAATCATATGATGCCGCACTTGCTGAAACATAAGTTAATCCTGCGTTGTTAATATGAGAAATAACTGTGTCCATTGTATCGCCATTGCTTAAACTAATTGTTACACCAGAACTATAATCTGCAACACCACCTGTTAATGTGCCTAGTCCTTCAATAATGTTAAATTGTGAAGAAGTAGTTACAGTTAAACTTGTTACAGTTGATGTAACCTGTGTTGGACCGGTTGTTGTTCTGCGGAAGATGTCAAATTCTGCGTATTGTGTATTATCTGATGCAGTACTCCATGCACCTGTACCTTTGTCATAATTTACTTCAACATAAATTGATCCTGTTGCAGGACTAGCAATTGTGTTAATAGCAGTTTGTCCGTCCGGATAAACTGGAGCACTTACACTTGTAAATGCGGCAGTAGCGGCACTATAAACTTTAACTGCCCAGTTAGCACCTGAATTAGGAACTGTTGTTTTGACATAAACAGAACCTGTTGGATTTGTACTAAAATCTGGATATTTGGTATGTGGCCCTTGGAATAGTGCAGGAGCCGCATTTGATCCTGCTGTAAATCCCATTGCTAGTACCATAGCATTTCCGCCAGTACCAGTACCTTGGATATTAATGCCGCCGTCTGGTGTTGTACCATTAGATTTTGCAGAGCCGTCGGCATAAATTTCTAGATAACCACTTGAATTAACTTTGGCATTAAATCCGTGAGTGTATCCGACTGTGTTAATTGAACTTGCTAAAGCAATAAAAGTAGTTCCACTTAATGTAATAGTCTGACCATTAATAACAAATGTCTGACCATTGTAAGCAGTCATATTTTGATTAGCCTTAGTACTTGTAACTACTGGCCATGAACTTTGCCATGCGCTAGATTTCCATGTAGAAGATGCACTAAAGTTTTCTTCAACATTGCTACCAATTTGTACCCAATTACCGTCTTTATTTTTATACCAGTAATGCACTTCTGTTGTTAGTGCAACAACAGCATAAGAACCGTTAGTACCAAAACTTGCCTTTGGTGTAAAGTTATCAGAAGTGGCAGTTGCTAAATTTGTATTGTCGATTACTAAAGGAACTTTGTTTGTAAATGCCTTGTTAGTATTGCTCCATTCAAAAATACCCCATTTAGTATTTGAAGTATCTAACCAGTATGTTCCATCTACTGGATCACCTTCTGGTCTAGAAGATTGAGGCAATAATGAACCTAAATCTAAGTCAGCGCGGACAACATAGGCTCTTGAACTAACACCTAGTAAACTATATGCGGCTTGTAATCCGTATTCGTTCAATTCTCCACCGTTGATTGGATTGCCACTTGCATCTGTGTAGAACAGTGGAGTTCCAAATGTGTCTGTTAAATCACGTTGGCTAGTGATTAGATATACTTTACCAGCATTTGACGGAATAGTACCTTGAGCAGTACCAGTTCCACTTGCATTTTCTTTATTACTCGCACTCGCTACGAATATCATAGGAGTCGTCGACGGAGCCGCTGGTAGGTAAAAACTCTCGTCTATAACTTGTACTTGTACGCCTGGTGAATTTAGAGCCATTTCAAATCTCCCATATAATGGTTTTCTTGCTAATATTTAGCGGATATGGGTGAAAAACACCGGCTTAAATACCTATGAAAAGGGCACCAAAAAGGGCGGTATATGCGTAATACTTGTAAAAAATGTCAGCAAAGGCCGGTAGCAGTTAACTACCGTAAAGAAGGACGAATCTATTATAGATCTGTTTGCGATCATTGTGCAAAAGGATTCTTAACAGACCAACCTGCTTGGGCAAAATTAGGATATAAGAAAAAGAATTCTTGTGACAAATGCGGATTTAAAAGTCCGCATCGAGAAGTGTTTAGTGTTTTTCATGTTGACGGGAATTTGCTAAATGCTAATCCTGCCAATCTAAAAACTATTTGTTCTAATTGTTCTGTAGTGATTCGAAAAGAAGGGGGTCGATGGCGTCAGGGCGATCTCCGACCAGATTTCTAATCTGATGAAACAATTCATCAATTGTACCATCGTTAGACAGTACATAATCAAACTTGGTTCCTACCCATGCTGTTTCTGAAGCATGAATCTTTAACTTGTCCATCCTTGTCTTAGCCAACATCCAGTTCATACGATGATTCCCTGCATTCATATCTATAGCATCTTGATACCAATCAGGTTCGGGTCCACGTTTTACACGAATAACAATACCGCCAGCATCTTTGATTGATTTAATTTCATTAGGAAAACGACAATCTGAAATAACAATATCGTCTTTTGAATTTCGAAGTTTATTTTCTAATGCGGCAATCCACATGTCATCATGGAAACCATTGCGGCAAACTTCTGTGCCCCAATATTGTAGGACCCAGCGTGGAGTCAAGTGTGGCATATTCAAACGTTCTGCCCACCAGGTATCTACTTCTTCTCGCCATTCACGGGCTTGTTTTGTGCGGCCTTCAAGCATGGTACGATCCCATCCGAACACCATACTAACAGCATCTTTCAAACTATTGGCAAATGATTCTCGTCTAAAACCGTGGAAATTTGTAAGATAGTCAGCGATAGTATCTTTGCCTGAACCAATAAACCCGCACACCCCAATAATCATAGTATCTCCCCAAGTTGATACCATAATATAACTTATCCTATCACAAAAGTCAATGGTTGTTGGTTATCTTTGTTGTTAATTAGATCTTGTTCTAACATATCTAATTCTGCTTTACCCTCGCTCTTTAGTGAAGCACCATTTAATTGTGTGCCACCTTGTGGGCTGGCAATGGTAGCAAACTTTTCACGAGCTTCGCCGAGAATAATTTTGGCGGCCGCTGTAGCATAATCTCTAATCCAAATTCCTGCCCATGTATCTTGGAACAAGATAAAATCTGGTTTATAGTTATACATCCAAAGTAAAACGTTTTCTTCACCGCGTGGACGTTGTGTAATTCTTAACTTTTTGGTGACTGAATTCCAGTCAAAGTTAATGAATGAGCCAAACATTTTACCAACAAGATTTTGGTATTGTGAAAACATCATGTATGTTGCTAAACCGCCCATGTTAGAACTGCTTAACAAATATGTGTTTGAATAGGCCAAGTTAAACGGTTCAAATAATGTACCGCCGTCACCTCCGCCCGATCTTGAACCAATGCTACGACGGAAGATCTGTCTAACCTGCATAACTTCCGGCGCTAACTGATATTCGTTAACATCTGTCTGTAGTGTTAGATATCCAAAACTTTCTTCTACAGAATTTTGACTGCGTTGTCTGTACTTACGCAGGGCTTTATCTATAGCAAGATCGTAATGCTTAGGATCCAGCTCAACATCAATCATACCGTCACCTAGAGAGGTTTTGATATAATCAACCACTTTTTGTTTTTCGGATTCAGTTTCGTTCATACCAATATTTAGCCATAAATATACTACTATGCCAAGACTATCTATGTATCGTCCCGAAAAGGGAAATGATTTTCGCTTTCTAGATCGTGTAATTAACGAAGAATTCCAAGTGGGCGGAGTTGATGTTTACATCCACAAATATACAGGTCCCGTAGATCCTGCTACAGGTGATGCTACCCCGTCAACTCCTAATGCAAGTTCGGCGGGAGTTTTAGGAATTCAAGATGTTCTGTTTATGGAAAACAGAGATAGAAATTACGATCCTGATGTATATATAACTCGCGGAATTTATACAATGCAGGACATAGATTTTAACTTGATGCAATTTGGTTTTTTTCTATCCAATGACAATGTTATGATTACTTTCCATCTACGTAATATTGTAGAAACTCTAGGTCGTAAATTAATGGTCGGAGACGTATTAGAATTACCACACTTAAAAGATGAATACAGTTTAACAGATACCATGATGGCATTGCGAAAGTTTTATGTTGTGTCGGAAATATCTCGTGCCGCAACAGGATACAGCCAAACTTGGTATCCTCATTTACTGCGTGCTAAATGTGAGCCAATGGTTAACGCTCAAGAATTTGCGCAGATCCTTAATCAAGAAGTATCTGCTGATCCTAATGCAGGAATCCCAACCGGAGTACCAGAGGGAACTACATTGGCAGATATATTTTCAATGTATAATCAAAATATTTCTATTAACAATCAAAATATTGCGCAGGCAGAACTCGATGCTCCGTTAAGTGGGTACGATACTGATCAATTTTATGTGTTACCAGTTCGAGATGATCATTCATTAGATTTGCAAGATGCGAGTGACGAAGAAAGAGATGCTAGTGAAGACGATCATACTGTTGATGCTAGTTCTGTATTTGTAAATCCTGATAAAACTGTTTATGTAGGATACTTAACAGATGACGGAATACCTGCAAATGGTGCTCCTTATTCATCAGGTGTTGATTTTCCTTCTAATCCTTATAAAGGTGCATTCTGTTTAAGGATAGATTACATGCCTAACAGATTGTTTAAGTTTGATGGAAAAAATTGGGTATTCCAAGAAACAAATGTTCGAATGACAATGACCAATACTCCAACTGATAGTAAACCTGCAGATAATTCTGTTACAAGACAAACAGAAGTAACAGGATTTGTTAATAACAATACAACATCGACTATCAATGGTAAAGTTATACCAGAACGCCAGTCATTAAGTAAAGCGTTAAAAACTAACAAACCAAAGGCAGATAATTAATGGAACATTTTTACGACGGGCAAATTCGCCGATATCTAACTCAGTTTATGCGACTAATGAGTAACTTTAGTTACACAAACAATCAAAATGTTCCTGTGCAGATTCCTGTTCGTTACGGTGACATGAGTCGGCAAGTTGCAAATGTGTTAACGCAAAACAGTGAAAACATAATGAATTCGGCTCCGTTCATTGCTTGCTATATCAAGAGCCTAGATCTATCTAGAGAACGATTACAAGATCCATCATATGTGAATAAAATGAATATAAGAGAGCGTCAATGGGAATATGTAGACGAAAACCCTGACAGTCCTACTTATGGTGAAACCATACAAGACTATGCTAACACGCAAGGAGAAAATTATACTATTGAAAGATTAATGCCTACTCCTTATACTATTCAATTTAATGCGGATATATGGAGTACTAATACTGAACAAAAACTTCAAATACTTGAACAAATTTTAGTGTTGTTTAGACCTGCTATGGAAATACAAACTACTAGCAACTATATTGATTGGACTAGTTTAAGTTATGTCGAACTATCAAATATATCTTGGTCAAGCAGGACTGTAGGCCAAGGTGCTGTAGGTGAAATAGACATTGCTACATTGTCGTTCAATTGTCCTATATGGATAACAACTCCTGCCAAAGTTAAGAAGTTAGGCATAATCACCAAAATTATTGCTAACATTTATACAGAACCTACAGGAACTATAGGTAATGGAGATTTAGTATTTGCCAATCCAAATGCTCAAACTATTGTAACACCCGGTGAATACAGTGTGCTAGTAACTGATGGTACTGCAAGGTTAATGAGTGTAGGAGAAAATACAAGTAATAACGCTATAGATGAAGTACAAATTAAGAATGGCATCAAAATTCAATGGAGTAGATTGCTTGATATGTATCCAGGCAAATTTAGATCTGGGTTAAGTTATGCGGCTTTTGCAAGACCTGACGGCAAAGAAGTTATAGCATATCTAACAATAAATCCATTAGCAGAAGATGAAGCAGAATTGTTAAATTTATCGTATGACGGTGAGACATTACTAAACACTGACTTACCTGATTTAAATCATAATTATATTCGAGGAACAGTAAATGCTATCATTAATCCACAAACATTTAATCCTGGAATAGCACCCGATGCAGACACTCGTTATTTAATTTTAGAAGATATTAATACCAATCCTAAAGTCTTAGTAGATGATGCACCGAGAGCATGGTTAAAGTATGGTCAGACAGGTGCTAGTGATGTACGATTAGTTGCACATGCTAATGATATTATACAATGGGACGGAACACAATGGAATGTTATATTCGATACTACTGTGTCTCAACCTGTTACATACATAACTAACTCATATACGAATACACAATACAAGTGGGACGGTACTGAGTGGAGTAAATCAGTAGACGGAGTATATCATCCAGGAGATTGGCGATTAGTGTTATGATAGATATAGTGTGCAGTGGCGGATTTTTTGTAGCAAAAGATACTAGACGATTTTTATTTTTACTTCGTAATCAAGGACGTACAGCAGGGTCTTGGGGTATTGTAGGCGGCAAAAAAGAACCATTAGATACAACTCCTTATCAAGCACTAGAACGCGAAATTAGTGAAGAAGTAGGAAAAACTCCTGCAATTAAAAAAGTTATTCCACTTGAATTATTCACCAGTGAAGACCAGCATTTCTTTTATAATACCTACATATTGCTAGTTGAGAAAGAGTTTATTCCTACACTCAATGAAGAACACGTGGGTTATGCGTGGTGTGATTATAGTCAATGGCCTAAACCATTACATCAAGGTGTGAAACGTAGTCTTTCTAATAAGACCAACAGAACTAAAATTGAATTACTTTTAGAGATGTTGTCCTGATTACCAAGGACGTGGTAGATTTGCAACCGTTGGTTGTATCTGTTGTGCAATTTGATTTGCTAAAATTTGTTTAATTTCTGTTACAGTATCATCGCCTAATGCTGAGGTTACCATTTGCTCTACAGCAGGTTGTGTAAGTTGATTGAACGGAATAAAAGTAAGAGGATCAGGTTCGCCTAATCCCACATTACCAAAATATTGAGAACCATGACCGTCTTGGTCAGTGACAGATAGAATGTATTCTACATTATAAACAACATTTGTTAAATCATTTAGTGCAGGATGCGCTAAAAATCTGCCAAACTCCCAAGTGTAAGTTAATATTACATCCATTTATTAACCACCTGAATTTGTGCCGGTTGATATACCGCCGGTAGGATCTGATGTAAAATGTTGTGTAAATGTATTAGGTATTAATGAACGTTCTACTGCTGGAACATTTACCCAAACTTTAACCCAATCAATAAGTTGATCTTTAGTAACTGATTCATAAGGAACAAAAGTGTCAGGGTCGAGATTATTAATATTGAGATCTTGAACTCCACTCATTGATTTTGTATTTGTACCGTCATCTGCTGTACAAGTCCAAACTACACGACTAACAACATTAGTATTAGTGTTGTATTCAGAAATTACGTCAATAGATTGAATGTCCCATGTGTAAGTAATAGCCATTTTTGTTCCCTGTCAATGTATTATTTATTTCGCATTGACGTTAATGCCGTCGGGCCTAACAGTTGCTCCGGGTTGTTGTGCTGATTGAAGTTGTTGGATCTGTGCAGATGCCTGAGCTCTAACTTTTTCAACTACTGGGGCAGAAGTTTCATAAGGTAATTTTACTAAACCCATAATAATAACATTAACTTCGTCAATAGATAAGTTTGTTAAATTAATTGTAGGTTGTTCTTGTCCGTTTGGTTGTGTTGGTTGCATAATAATCTCCTAGTTGAGTTATTTATATAGGTATATAACGGAAGAAAAAATTATGATACAACTACTTGAGTAGAAGTATTCCAAGGAACTGCTTGTGCTCTAACGGTACTAGGCATATTTTGTAGTCTCGAGCCTAATGCAACTACAACATCATTAAACCCTGGATCACTTTGAGCCCATGTTAGTCCAATATCTTCAGTAATGTTGTCATAAGGAATAAAAGTTTCGGGATCAAAAACTCCTGGATACGTTGTCTGATTTCCTGTTAAACTATCTGTATGAATAATGCTACCTAGTTGAAATGGTAGGGTTCCGCCTGAGTTAACACGATTACCTGTAGAATCTTCTGCTACCAATTTCCAATGAACGTGTGAAATAACGTCTGTCCATGTTCCATGGTTAGTAGTATTAACCTGAGTAACACTTAGCGTGTATGTAGCAGTTGTAGTTGTAAACACGTATGGCATTATTTTTTACCTTTTAAATCTTCAATTTCTTTCTTTAACAATTCTATCTGTTCTTTTTGTGCCATGATTAAATCATGAACATCTTTAAATGATTCAATAAACAATCCAGAGAAGTTACCATAACTTACTCCATACTCGTCTTTATCTTTGTTGTATGTAACAACTTCAGGAACGATTGGTTCTACTTCTTGAGCAATTACACCTAGATATTGTTGAGATGGATCCCAATTATTTTCATAATCATTATCAATTGGGTTTTCTATACGTTTGTAGTAAACACCTCTAAGTTGTAAAACTTTATTTAATGCGTTATCAACTGTGATAATATCTTTCTTCTTCCTACGATCGGAATAAGCATAAACTTCAGACGTAGCGTATAGTGTACCAGCAACATAATGACTACCATTGGTGTATGCACGATAACTTGAACTTGTTCCAGATCCTCCAATACCTAAAGATTGATTACCTCTACTCCAATAAAAATGCCAACCAGTAGACGTATCATAATCTCCACCATTGCCGCCAGTATCAAACATAGCACCCACTGTGTTACTAGCACTTAGATAATTAATGCCTGTGTAACTATTTCTATATCCTTGTAGGTCAAATCCACCATATGTATAATCATAGTTTGGATACCAATAAGGAACACCGCTATATGAACTAATAGAGAATCCTGGCCAATATAATCCATAGTTACCGTTAAATGCTAGCCATGTGTTAACTTGATAATAACTGTTACCCGCTTGGCTTAATACACGTGAACCCGAGTCATATAATGCTCCAGCATACAAACTTTGATTACCATTAGTACCAGTACCAACAATAACTGAACTTTGTGCAGTTGCTTGTAACGTTAATGAACCAGACGCAGAACTAACATCAGTAAATTTACCTATTGATCCTAAAATACCGTATGTACTACCACCATTAGAATAGAAGTTAGTTGCCCAAGAGTTAGCAGATAATATATCTGCGTTACCAGAACCGGCACTATTCAAAACTGTTAGTCTACTGCTTGTATCTATACTTAATTGTACGGCGTAGGTTGTTGCCCATTGCAATGCTAATCTTGGAGCAATAGATCCTGTGCTACCATTTAAACTATATTCGCGTAATTTTAGTGAAGCATACTGATAACTTGTATTACTTGTATTACTTGCTAATGCCCAATCACCTGCGGTATAGTTAGCAATATAACCAGGACCGTTAGTTAACTGATTTAAGTTAGTTAAGTTACCGCTATCCCAAACTGTGTAACCACTGCGCTGTAATACTGCATTAAAGTAAAAGTAAGGTCTATCAGTATAGATATGTGCATAACTTGTGTTAGCAGGACCAATTGTAATATAACCGTTTGATGTTGAGTTTGTGATACCCCATGTGTTAGTAGTACCTGCTACCCATGTACCCGCATTTGAACTTTGATCAAATCTAATACCATAACCTGCGGTTGAATTAACGTGGAAGTTGGTATCACCACGTGCTGAATATAAATTCATGCCACTACCATTACCTGTAGCAAATGATCCACCACAAGTCCATGTTGTGTTAGTATATCCAGAAGGAACACTTCCAGCAGTTGTACTAGAAATTACAGTGGCATTACGTGCATCTTCTAAACTATAATAGAATGTGGCAGGAGTAGCACCTAGATATGGTATATATACTTCTAAGTATTGAGGATCGTAAGTAGTTTTTGTTAAAACTCGAACTTGAGTAATTGCGTTACCTGAATAACTAGATCCTGCAACTTGTGTAAATGTCAGTCCGTTGACATCATTGTATGCCCCAGCAATAATAAATTCTTGAGTACTATGTGGTCCACTGCTTGTACCGTCTTGTATCAATACACGAGCATAAAATTGTGCGCCGCCTAAATTAGCAATACGATACCAACCTACAGAACTAGTAACAATAGTGCTATTTTGTGTACCTTGATAGTTTGTAGGAATAGTTATATAAGTTGTACTTCCGCCTGTAATTGAACTTGCAGATAAATTGTATGTATTATAAAACTCACCAGTGGATGCAGAATAACTGCTTGTTATACCTGTAAACGCTTTACCATTACCGTAAATATTGAACTGATAAGTAGTGCCATCATAAACTGTAAAGGCTTTACTAGCACCTGTTGCAACCTTAATTAATTGACCGTTATCATTACCTGACTTATCAATGTATAAACCATAGTAACCGCTTGCACTCTGGTCTACAATCATTACAGTAGCGTTTGTACTACCAACTGTATACGGATTAGTTAGATAATAGAATATGTTTCCACCACCAGTTGTACCGCCACCAATTATACCTTTATTCGATGTAATAGTACCAGCAGGGGCAGTAACTGCACCACCAAACTGTGCGGCATTGTTTGTAAGATCAATCTGTAAAGGCCAGTAACTATTATATTGAGTTAATGTTAAACTGTTGTTAGTCTGCGATGCTTCAATATAAAATTTGTTGCCTGAAGATACTAGAGCGGCAGTATAACCGCCAGTTGGTTCTAAGTATAAAGTAGGAGCGGCATTATTAATAACAATATTGCCACTGAATGTTGGGCTTGATCCAGTAACATATCCAGGACCATTAGTCAACTGGCTTAGGTTAGTTAAGTTTACACTACCCCAAACATTACCTGCTACTAAAGTGTTTAACACTCCACTAGCGTTTAAACTCATTAATAGTGTGTTAACAGATCCGTTGATTTGTCTCCACTTAAACGTACCACCGTTATCAAAGAACAATGTACCGTCTTGTGCTACAGAAGTTGTAATACCGTCTGCTGATGTAATATCACCACGGAACATAATACCGTGATAGTTATCATACGAACCAATTCTACCTGATCCTGCACTGTTCCAGTTATTCAGATATAACGTTGTATTAGTACCACCGAATTGCGAGTTACCAGAAACATCAAGATAATAACCGGGAGATTTCTGATTAATACCTACGTATCCGTTAATTGGATCGATAGTCATGCGTTCTAAAGGTATATCATTTCCTGATCCGCTACTACCTGTGCCGGGCTTAGTAGCAAAAACTAGATAATCACGTTCAGATCCAGAAAAATCATAACTTCTTGTTCCAATCCATGCCTGAGGCGCCGCATTGTAACTGGTGTTATCACCGTTTAAAGTACCGCCTGAGTAGTTAAGCAAGTGGTTAAATGCAATACCGCCGTAGTAACTATTTGCAGTTGTTGATCTAGATTGTGCCGGACCAACTTGCATTGCGTATGTACCTGAGTTAATCGTACTAGCACCTGAATTTCCAGAAGCAACCATGTGGCTACCACCGCGGAAATCAATTGGCGCAGTATAGTAAGCGGTAACAAAACTCAGATTGTTACTTAGTTGGCTTAAGTTTGTAAGATTATAATTATTCCATGCTTTAGCCGCTGTCACTGGACCAGTTTCAATTGTAGGTAATGAAGTTACAAAACTAATACCCCAGTTATTGATCCAAGAAGCAAAAGCGTAATTACTATAACCTGCATAAAATTCTGTAACAAATACCTGAGGGTAATTCCATACCGTGCTCACTTCACCAATTGTAATACAGTTGTAAGTACCGTCATTACCCCAACGAATATTAATATCGCCGCCACCGTGGGTGCTTTGTGTAGCAAATACATTTAGCCAACCACCCGCCGCAAGATTATATCCGCCTACTTCTATTGATCTACTTGTACCTGCGGTTGTTCCGTTGTATTCGTAGATTTTAATAACCATGTACATCATTGTACTGGTTCTGTACTGAGGTAATCTAATCTTAATAGCACCAGTAACTGTAGATAATTGTGTTACATAAGCACCACCACCTGGGAAGTTTTCGCGTAAACCTGCAGAGTTTTCACCAATACCGCCACTAGTATCTAGTACGTTTAAGAATGATACAGACGAACCACTACTTACATAAGAAGTACCTGTGTTTTGTAATTGACTTAAACTGGTTAAGTTACCAGAGTGATAAATTTGATAACCACCATAGTAAGGTTGATAACCAAATGTAAATCTACCTGTTGTAGCACTAACATCAAATGCCGCATCTGGGCGAGCGGCAGTACTGCCTGTAAATCCTGATTTTAATAAAGCAAAGGAATCGTTATATGTAGGAGTATTTAATTTACCAATAAACCAAGCAGTTGTACTACCAGTTGTTAAGGGGAATACAACACCGGCATAACTATTACCAAAGTTAGGATTAATTCTTAAACCTTCAGTAAATGTTGTTGCTGTGCTAGAAGCAAGATTTGTATTAATTGTTAAGCCAGGATTACCAGCAGTAAGACCTGCTATTGTACTGCCCGAAGGTTGGAATGTTCCGTAATTGGTGATTGTACCGCCGCTACCAGACCAACTTGTACCATTACCTAAATATATTGTTCCATTCTGTCCTTGAATAGTACCAGGATTATTAGCACCTGAACTATCTTGGTTACCAATTAAGAATGTCTGTACACCGGTGTTATTTGTTAAGCGTAGATAATTTGTAATCTGTGCCGCCCCAGCAACATCTAATGGATATGTAGGAGTTGAATTAGAATTAACTTTAACGTAACCACCACCGCCTGCAAGAAGAACGTTACCCGGGTTATATTGATTAAGAGATACTACCGCAGTACTACTTGACGAGTCAATTACAATATCGCCTTGCCCATAACCTTTGATATTAGCAGTTCCAGCCGCACGATCTAATTGTAGATAATCACTGCGTAAATCAGTTAAGTCATATATAGCGGCAGATGCCAAATACCAGTTAACAGGTGATCCTGAACTTGGAGTTGGACTACCGCTCAAAGAATAAAAGTGAGTCGTACTAAATGTGCCGGTACTTCCAGCAATAACAGCATAACTATATTCTTCCCATTTACCTGTACCTACATTATTTGTTAACCAATATCCAGTACCATCACTTCCTGTCGGATTACCACCAAAGTTTAATGTATATCCTGTAGGAATATAAGCACGGAATACACTGACTAAAATAGCATTTGCACGAGATTGTACACCATAATAGAAACCACCAAAGTTAGGACTTGCTGTATTAGCAGTATGTTTGATGTTTAATATATAACCTGATGTAGTTGGCGCTGTATTAATAGGATAAGAAGTGCTTGTAGTAAGAACTCTTGTTATTGTTACGGAACCAGATGCAAGATTATCATACACCTGAATACCATTTGTTGTGCTAACAAAAGTTTCATCAGGGAAGTTGATATTTTTACGACCGTGTCTTGCTGATGCAAAACTGATAGTAGGAGCGCCTGCATAACCTGCATCACCTGAAGTATACCAGTTTAATTTGTTATTAAACTTTAATCCACCGGCAGTATTTCCAATGTTGACGTTTGTGCCATCATATGTAAATCCACTCGAACCAGCAAAACTGTTGCCACTGTCTTTGTAAATTACCTGATTAGCGGCACCTGCACCAATACCAGATCCTTGTTGTCCAGTAGCACCAATTTCGCCCATTGGACCAAATGCTACGTTGGTTAACGATGTGTTTGTTTCAAAAAATGATGAATCAAGATATAATGGCGTAGATATTGAACGTGCTGTGGTTCTTAATAAGGTACCATTTTGCCAGTATCTAACATTGCCACCATCGTATGTAATAGAAAGTACATCATTAATTGTATATCCGCCGGCAGTATAAACTGATGCGCCACTTTCGTAAATTACAATAGATCCTGCATCAAAATAAATTGCGTAATCAATACTAGAATATGATGCATCTGTTGCAGGGTCTGAATTGAGACCAAACATAACACGATTAGCGGTAGAAGCACTTGATGCAGAAGCATAAACACCGCGCACATAGCCTTGTAAAGAATAAACTTGTCCGTCCCAAGTGTTAGTGTTTCCCGAACTCTTTGTGAATGTACTGTTATTAGTTGTAGAAACACCACCGGTCATTACAGGCGTCCATTCATATGTTCCTGCAATACCCGTAGCGCCTGTGGCACCCGTAGCACCAGTTGCTCCACCAACACCGCTTGGTCCTGTAGCACCAGTTGCTCCACCTAAACCAGTGGCACCAGTTGCTCCTGTGGCACCAGTATAACCTGTAGCACCTGTAACTCCGTTAACACCACTCGACCCTGCACTTCCTGTGGCGCCTGTCGGTCCAGTAGCACCTGTAGCACCAGCATTTCCTGTCGGTCCAGTAGCACCTGTAGCACCAGTTGAACCAACAGTACCTTGTGTACCTGCCGCCCCTGTAGCACCTTGATATCCACTTGCACCAGTAGCACCAATATTGCCTGATACTGCAAAATACCAGTTTGTATATGGACCAGAACCGTTTGTCCCACCTATACTATCTACATTAACAGTAATGTTTAACCCACTTATATTAGAAATAACACCTTCTAAATAATTTGTAGGAATAACAGGGTAAATTACACGAACACGCTGTCCAACTACATAAGCGTTTGCAACATTAACTGTCCAAGTTAAACTTCCTGTTTGTAGTAAATTGCTTGAAACTGAAGTTACATAATATCCTAAACCAGTAGCACCAGTAGCACCTGCACTACCTGCCGAACCAGCGGCACCTGTTGCACCAGTAGCACCTATAGGACCTGTACTTCCTGTGGCTCCAGTTGCACCTGTAGCACCTTGTGGTCCTGTGGCTCCTGTAGCACCTTGATATCCACTTGTACCACTCTGTCCTGTAGCACCAGTCGAACCGTATTGTCCTGTAGCGCCTGTGGCGCCAGTTGATCCCGCAGGTCCTGTAGAACCTGTGGCTCCAGTAGCACCTTGTGGACCAGTAGCACCAGTAGCACCTTGTGGGCCTGTAGCACCACTATTTGAAGGTATGAAACTTAAAACACCTGTGCCATCTGTGGACATAACGTATCCACTGGATCCAGCATTTTGTGGTAAGGTTAAAGTAACCGTACCTGTTGTAGGCGATTTAAGTGTTATTTGACCTTGTTGACTGGTATCTAAATTGATTGACATATTCTACGACTTATAATCCAATATTTATTCTAACAAAATTCATCAGTTTGTAACCTCGCTTGTTTGGACATTTGCAACAAACCTTATAGTATTTGCTCCGTCCCCCTTACCTTGAATGATTAAACCGCCGTTTGATGAATCGGCTATAACCTGGCAATCCCAAGCCGAAACACTTGCCCAAATTTTTGTCTTGTTAACAACACGAAGTATTGTAGTTCCAGCGCCATTATATCGGCTAATTACACCGTCAAATTGCCAAGCACCTTCATCTGAACTGGTTACTGACCTTGCACTTACTAACATAGTAAACGCATACGTTGAATTATCGGGCATTATCAGTTGATTAACTGTTACAGGACTACTATTATCTGTAGTCAAATTAGTAAATGCAGACCCGGTAATTGATCTTCTCAATACATATATGCCTGCTTGCGCATCTCCTGGTGTAGCAAATGATCCGTTTGCAAATATTTTAGAACCAACAACACCTCTAGTCGAAGCGCCGCTACCTGCGGTTACATCGTTGCCATTAATAAATGTATTTCCAGCAATGCCAACACCACCACTAACAACTAATGCTCCATTAGATGATCCAGTAGATACAGTAGTTGCCTGTACATAAGTGTTACCACCAATATGTGCGTTACCGCTGATACCAGCACCACCTGCTACTACTAGTGCGCCTGATCCTGTATCTAAACTTTCTGTCTTACTCTTAGCAAACAAGTTACCTGACAAATCTATAGATACTGCTATTGTACCAGTTGTTGGTGTACCTCTGCTGGTTATTGTAGCATTTGTTGAGAAGTTCAATCCACCGGATGAAAATACTGTGTTATAACTAGCACCTGCTGTCCATAATCCAACACCTTGTCCGAGATTGTTTGTTGTAATTTGTAATACTTGAGTACCACTAACGCCTTCATTGTAAATGCCGCCAGTTGTAGGCAAGTAAATTGTAGCGTTTGATCCAGCAATTACAGCACTAGTCGCAGTCAATGCACCACTAATAAACACATTACCGCCAATACCTGCGCCACCTGTAACTACTAATGCACCTGTTAATGAACTAATTGAATTATTTGAGTTCTGTGTAACTATTCTACCAGCGAAATAAGCATCACTACCAACACCTAAACCACCAACTACTTGCAATGCTCCGCTTGTTGGAGATATAGCATTAGTCGAGTTAAGAATTGTTATTATTTGATGAGTTGAACTTCCTCTGCTTGTAATGCTATCAAATGTAGAAGTATTCCAAATTGTAATAACACCAGACGATGTGCTAACTGCTGTATCAGTACCTGCGACAATATTAGCAACATAACCTCCACCACCTCCACCACCACCGCCGGTAAGAACATTTTGTCCGTTAACGGTTAAGTTACCTGCTACATTGACATTACCGCCGACACCAACTCCTCCTGCAACAATCAGGTCTCCGGTAAATGTACTCGTAGATTGTGTTCCACCAACTAATGTTAACCCGCCAAATTTTGCAAGTCCAAATGTTCCTGTGTTGGCAAAACTTGGAGTGTATGTTTCTGTGCCACCAGGGTAAACATTAGTCTTATAGACCAATACCTGTGTAGCATTATCCATACCTAAGAAGGAATGGTTATCATATGTTGTATCTGCGGTAGAAGTTGTACTGTAATGTAAAATCAATCCACGATCATACCCGTCATTAACTGATAATGCTGTATTTCCAACAGCACCGCCTAGTTCTATAACAGGATCAACAATATAAGTCTGTGTTGAATTTACAAATGTCTGAGTACCAAATACCTGTAAGTTTCCATAAATGGCTGTATTGCCGCCAACAACTAAATTTTTGCTAATGCCAACACCGCCGCTAACAATCAAAGTTGCGTATGTGCTAGAAGTGGCGTCTTGACCATTATTAAGTGTAATGATTCTATCACTAATAGCGCCACGTGACGTAACACTTTCTAATGTGCTATTGTCCCAAACAGTAATATTTCCGGTTGATGTACTAACAACTGTATCAGTGCCGGCTGTTATACTTAATACACCAGTATTGTTGATGCTAAATGTAGCAGTTGTCCCTGTTGAACTTATAATTGTTACATTAGTTCCTGTACCAGCAGTCGGTAACACAGTAGTAACAACTCGTTGACCTCTGTCATATACGCCTTGTCCTGAATAAATTGAACCGTTAACACCCAATCCGCCAGCAATAGTTACAGCACCGCTTAGTGGGGATGTAGCGGCTACAATACTTGTAAATGTTGCTGTACCGTTTACAACTAATGTTCCGGTGTTTAGTATAGCCCCAGTTACGATAGCAGAGGATGTTTCTGTTCCACCAATAAACACAGAACCGCCAATACCAACGCCACCTATTACAGTTAATGCACCTGTAGTTGTAGATGTGGCAGTCACATATGACCAAATGCCAATAGCATTAGTTGTAGTACTACCATTGTCTGTTACATTTTGTAAAGTAGCAATGCTTGTGATGTTTACTTGCCCAACACCACTCGAAGGACTAATAGAAATACCAGTACCTGTGGTAATTTTTGTAACACCGTATGATCCAATTGACGATGTTGTTAGTACCTGTGCACCACCAGAGTAGACACTTGCTCCGTATATGCTACCAAATACATTTAACTGCCCTGATGGTAGTAAATCCATTAATACTGTTGAAGTTGTTCCAGTCTGATATTGTCTCCATTCAAAAGATATTCCAGAACTGGTATTTAAATTTACAAAATCTACCTCGTTAGTTAGTCCACTAAGATTTGTATTAATTCCTGCGTATGTGTTTACCAATAATCCATTATTAATAAATCCACCATTGCCGACATTTAATGATCCACCAATTCCAACACCGCCGGCAACAACTAATGCACCTGAACTTGTTCCAGTTGAAATTGTAGAAGTATTAACTAATATAACGTTTGTTGTTGAGTTTCCTCTACCAGACACTGACTGTAATGTAGAAGTATCTGATACAACAACTATACCAGTTGTGGTGTTGACACTAATATCTGTGCCGGCTTGAACTTGAGTAACAACATATAGTACAGCCGTTTCTCGAGTAATTACTCTAGAATTATGATCGTATACAGCACCTGCGTAAATGTTTCCACTAACTCCCAGCCCGCCGTTAACAATAACAGAACCTGTATTAACTGCTGTACTTTCAACATTAGCATTGAAGTATACAGTTGAACTTGTGGCATTGCCTCGACCGGTTACAGTTGCTAAAGTAGAAGTATTCCATACTGTAACAACACCGGTATTTGTGTTTACTGCTGTGTCAGTACCTGCATATAATGCCGTTAAACCTTGCTGTCCTAATGTACCCTGGGTAATAACAGGGCTACCATTAGAATATATATTCTGCGCATAGATATTGCCTTGTATACCAGCACCACCTGTGACTACCAATGCACCTGTTGTGGTACTATAGGCCTGAGCAGTGCTATAGATATAGGTAGTAGCAGTTGTTAGTTGTAATCTAGGAGAATTGTCAATTAATAATGATGTAATACTACCGGTAGTTAATAATTTAAATCTAGAAATTAAACTACCATCTTGGAAATTTAAAACAAATGCAGGATGGAATGACGGTGCACCTGTTGAAGTATTTGTGTCTGTAATTGTAACTGTTGGATAATTACCAGTTAACGAAAGATCTGCACCAGCAAAAATATTACCAAATAAATTTAAATCACCGCCGGCGCCTATTCCTCCGCCTACAACGAGTGCACCTGATGTTGTACTAATTGAAGTTGTAGTATTAACTAAAGTCAATCCGCCAAAAATAGCAGATCCATAATTGCCTAAATTTAAAAATCCGCTTGTACTTGGTAAGAATGGAACTCCTTGTAACACATTTGTCTTAAACATCAGTGTCTGTGTGGCATTGTCCATACCAAAGAACGCATTATTTGTGTAAGATATATTAGAAGTTGCTGTAGTACTGTAATGGAAAACAATACCTCTGTCATATCCGTCGTTGGCTAAAATAGAGGTACCGTCTTTTCCGCCACCCAATTCTATGATTGGATCGGTAACATAAGATATTGTAGAATCAATGTATGTTGCTGTTCCAAATACTTGTAGATTTCCAAATATTGCAGTACTTCCACCGACATTTAGATTGCCTGCAATACCAACACCGCCTGCAACAGTCAGTGCACCTTGAGTATATGTGTTACTTTGTAGTGTATTGTTGAATGCAATAACTTGATTTGTATAACTTCCACGTTGTGTGATGCTATCAAATGTACTTGTATTCCATACAATAACATCACCAGTTGCGGTGCTTACTACAGTATCTGTGCCTGCTCTTAACGAAGTTACTCCAAACGATCCAAGACTTGCTTGAGTAATAACTCGACTACCTTGATCGTATATAGCATAACCATATAAATTGCCGCCAATACCAACACCACCGGCAATGATAACAGCGCCTGTTGTTGTAGAAATTGATACCGCAGTACTTGAAACTGTAGTTGTACTTCCTACTAAGTTTATGTTAAAGCCGTTTGATCCAATCTGTACTAACGCATTTGGATTAATATTAACAGCACCGTAACCTCCATTGCCGATAGACATACTGTTATCGCCACCGAGTATTAAATTACTACTTGGCAATAACGAAATATATGCGCTGTTGTTTCCAGCAAATAAATTACTCGAGTATAATGTACCGCCAATACCTACACCGCCTGCAATTGTTAGTGCACCGGAAGATGTACCAGTAGATGATGTTGTACTGTAAACATTTGATTGAGGTAGTTGTAATACATTATTAAATGTAGTAATTGTTAAACCACCGATATCGATAGTACTTGAACTAATATATAATGTTCCCCATCGTTGGGTAGGAGATCCTAAATTATAATGTCCGTTAGACTGGGGTAAAATATTCCCCATAGTAGATGTACTATTAACATTCAAATTATAAGAAGTTAATAAACTGGCTGTTACAGTGGTAGCATTTACAGTAACTGCATTTACTGAAACAACTGCTGTTACGGTATTCGCATTTATAGTTCCGCCAACATAAACATCTTGTCCAATACCAACACCACCGGCAACTACAATAGCGCCTGAATTTGTACTTGTAGAATTTACATTGTCAGTCGATGTAAAGATTGCGTTAACAATAAATGTATTAACTGATAAATCTCTTACATAGCCAGTACCGGCAATAATATTTTCAACAGATGCTGTGTTATTAACGTATAAATTACCACCAACACCTATACCACCAGCAACTCGTAATGCACCCGAACTTGTACTATTCGATTGCGTTATGTTAGAAATTAATATTGTGTTAGTAGTTGAATTACCTCTGTCAGTTACTGTTTGTAGTGTGCTGGTATTCCATATAGTTACAGCACCTGTACTTGAACTAATTGCCGTATCAGTTCCAGCAGTTAAACTTGTAACTCCGTAATTTCCTAGTGTTTGTAGTGTAACAACACGACTGCCTTGGTCAAATAATGAAGAAGCATACAATGCTCCTTGAATTCCAACACCACCAACTACGGTTAATGCCCCAGTTGTAGTGCTTGTTGAAGTAGCCGTTCCTAAAATGCTTACAACATTAGTAATTGTGAGATTATGATCTCCGTAGATATCACCACCAACATATAAATCTTCACCAATGCCAGCGCCCCCATATACAATTAGACCGCCGCTGTTTGTACTTGTAGAATTAGTAGATGTAGTAACAATTACTCGATTGGCCGTTAACGGATCAAAACTTGTAATGCCGCTTTGAATCTGCCAACCATTTCCGTTCCATATCCAGGTACGGTTACCGATTGTATAGGTTTGACCTACATATGGATTTGAGGGAAAGTTTAAATTAGCCATATCTTATTTAATTACACACCTGTAAATTGTATCCAGTAAAAATTAGTTCCATCTTGAATCCATTGATACTCTACACCAATGCTTGGATCGATCCAAAAATCTCCTATGTTGTTTGTAGCGGTTGTTGGTGGAGTTGTAGATACAGTAACTTTTATATTTGCTAACGGTTGTCCTTGAGCACTATAAACATTTCCGCCTACATGTAGATCTCCAGCAATACCTACACCACCGCCTACAACAATTGCACCTGTATTAGTGCTTGTTGATGCTGTTATATTTGTAACATCAAGAGCACCAGTAAATGTTAGTGCTCCGTTAACTTGTAATCCGCTTTCAATAATTGTTAAAGGACCTGATGGATTAATTCTTAGATCACCCGAAACAGTACCAATAGAATTTGATGCAAATAATAAAGAGCCTACTTGAATACTTGTTGGTTGTAAAATAGCGGCATTGATGCCATCGCTAATTGTTAAACTTGAAACAGGGCCTAATTTAAAGTTAGCAGTACCGAAGTCAACATTACCAGTACGCTGATTAATACGGAATTGATCCCCAACACGAAAATCTCCTAACTGATCTACAGTTTGATAATAAATCTGTGCGCCATTTAATTTTGTAATTTCTTGTGATTGAACTGCAAGATTAGGATCGTCAGTTAAATCTTTACCGCTTCCTACATAACTCATATTAAAGGCAATTAATTTTAAATCAACACCTGCACCATCACCATAAACACCATAATTACCAAACACAGCCGCACTACCAATACAGCGTAGTTCAGCACCAAACTGATGATAGTCTGCTAAAATAATTTGTTTTGCTGATGCTATCTGAGGTGCGGTATATGTTCCTGTCGTTGAATATACAATCTGCGTTCCTAATCCGTCATCAGTAAACACTATGCTTCCGTCAGATCCGTCACAATGCAGTAACAATACTGTTGATAAATCACTTGAAAATGCTTGAGATGGAGGAGTAAATGGTGCAGTATATCGATATGTTGTGCTTACACGAACTTCATCCATATAACCACTCATACTTAAACTTGCTGTTTGACTTTCGCCGCCAATTGTTAGAGGATCTCCGTTAGTAACATTATATGTAGATGAAGTAACAACTTCTAAATTTCCATCTAAGAAAATTCTAATATTATTATTAGGATCTCTACACATAGCAACATGATGCCATGTACCTGTAGATACAGCATTAGTGCCTGTAAAAATTGTAAGGCCATGTTGACCTGTTAATTTATTGTTGGCATCAATGTATAAACCTAATGTGGTTAACGGTATTGAACCTTTATTGAATAGTTGTTGTACTCTATTGTGGTCTGTTAGATAAATTTCTGATTCAAGAGTGTAAGCACCTACATCAAACTGTAAATCAGTACTGCTGATAACTTCTAATAAGTCGCCAGGAACTTGAAATAGTGCAGAACCTGTTCCAAATTTTCTTTCATATGAACTAACGTGAGTTGTACCATAAACGTTTACAACTTTGCCAGTACGATTGTTTGCTTGCTCAAATTCTGCGGCATTGCCTCTAATATAGATGTAACTTCCTGATACTTCATCAATTAATCCACTTGCCGCAACTGTGCCAGTTGAACTAATATAATAAAGAGTCTGTCCTGCGGCAAATGTACCTGTAGTATTTGCTAAAGAAATTCTTACACGACCTTGACCACCCCAACCTTGTTGACCAGCATAGGCATAGATTGCTTTGTCAGCAAAATATGTAAATCCATTTAATAATTCACATCGTGTACCATTGGTTAAAACAATAGCGTTAGCATTTGGAGTAATAAATGTTGCTTCGTTGAATAAAATTGCTGGCTCAATACTTGCTGTAGTGATATATTGTCCATCAAAGAAACCACCGCCGCCTGCGTCTGCACTATTATAACCGTATCTGTCGCTATCCGTTATAACACTTCCTCTTGTTAAAACAGTAAAACGTTCAACATAAGGAGAGCGTAAGTAAGAAGTCATACCTGGATCAAATGCTAAGGCATAACCAGGTTTGTAAAAATTACCTACAGTAAAATCACTAATTGTTGTTCCGCCATTTAATAAAAATGCAGTTTGTGTGTTAGTAGCAGTAGTAGGTTGAACAAATACTTCACGTAATCCTGCTCCTCGAATACTAATACCTTCTCCTATAATTAATGGAAAGTCTTCAGTATAAGTTCCCGGCATCAGATAAATTGTATCACCCGAACTAGCAACATTCAACGCATGTTTAAGTGTTTTAAACGGATCTATTTCTCTATGACCTGTGTAAGTATCATCACCAGTCTGAGGATCTACATACCATGTATTTTTATTGTAATGTAAAAGATCAATACCTTGTACTGTAGCAGTATTTAGAACAACTAAGTTTTGAAAAGTAGCAGTATTTAGAACTCCAACATTTTCAGCATACAAATTAGCCCAATAACTTGTAGTAGAACCAATACTAAATTTATTGTTTACTGTCGGAATTAAATCTGAATTGATTTCAGATTCAATAGTTAGTGTATCTGTACTTGTTGAATTTCCTAATACAATATTACCATTAGCGGTAATATTTCCTTGGGCAACAATGCTACCTTGAACATTTAAATCACCGCCAATGCCAACACCGCCTGTAACAACAAGAGCACCATTAGTTGATGTTGTCGAACTTGTTACATTATCAACATAGATATTTCCGCCTACACCAATACCGCCGCGAACTCGCAAAGCACCTGTTGTGCTACTTGTACTTAATGTGAGTGGGAGAACATCTACAGAACTAAATGCTGTAATTGTACCAGTAAATGCTGATCGACCACCGATATTAACATCTTCAGTGATGCCAACACCGCCGTAAACAATAGCGGCACCCGAAACTGTACTGGTTGATGTCGCAGTTAGATGGTTAAGAACCGTCAGGCCGTTCTTAACGACGAAGTTACTTTGTGCCATTCAGATTCACTCTCCTCTTTCCGGCTGGATTAAATTGTATCTGGTATTTATGACGATGTAATTGCTGTGCGTAACACTTGGATACTCATGTTTGTTGGAACATAGTTAGGAGTGAAAACTAAATTAATTAAACCACCATTGTAAACTGCATCAGTGTTACCTAAATTACCTGGTTGATTAGATATCAAACCGTACTCTGATATGTACGCACCATTAGTTTGTGCACTACCGTCATACGCAACCATAATTTCAGACACTTGGAATAAGTTAGGAACATACCCTGAATCGATAATTTGTACAAGATATTTTGCTGTTCTAAAAGCACCGGCGTTCCATGTATCGATTGTAATTTGACTGTTTGAGGCAATACCAGTTGTGCTTGTAGAAGCAATTTGATTGTTTACAATCTGAACTGTAACACCCTTAACTGTAGCACCCGAAGTAATACTTCCACCTGCACCAATACCACCGCCGACTACAAGGGCGCCTGAATTTGTTGTGCCATTATTAACGTAACTTGAACCGATCTTAACCTGACCATTATTAACTAATAATGCCCATTGGTTTGCCGCCTGTGCACCCCCAACAATATTCGGAGCATCTTCGATGAATAAAGTAGCGATATCTTTCCAAGTTGGGTTCAAACTACCAACTAAATTTGGTTTGTTGATACTATGGATTACTGCGGTACCTGCATTTAGACCAACTGATGTTAAATCTGTGTATGTACTTGTTGATAATTGTAATCCAGGACCATTTACAGTCCATTTATTAGCCTGTATATCACCGACTCTCTTAACACTTCCGCCTACATACAATCCACCGCCAATGCCAACTCCGCCCCAAACTTCTAAAGATCCAGATCCTGTTGTACTATTAACTGTTGTAGTTGATACAATATGAGTATTTCCGCCAATCCATGTATCTAACCCAATACCGACTCCGCCGGCAACAGTTAAGTCACCAAATGCTGTTCCAGTAGATTGCGATCCGCTATTAATACTTGCTGTATCAATATTAATTCTTGTAGCATTGATTGTTTGAGCAACACCTAATCCGCCAGCAATTGTAACAGCACCGAGGCTTCGTGATGCGCTATCTTCTGTACCATAAACAGTTATATTGTTATCAACTGATAAATCAGTACCAATTCTTGCACTTTGTCCTAAGTCTAATATACCGGCAATAAAGACATCTTGAGCAATCCCGACACCGCCGTCGACAGTAAATGCACCGCCGGAACTTGTAAATGCGTTTGTAGTGTTTACAAATGTAACTTGGCCGCCGACATTTAAGTTACCGCCAATACCTGCACCGCCTTGTACAACCAACGCACCGCTATAAGTATTGCTTGATTGTTGATTACTCCAAACATAAGCAGTTCCTGTGGTTACAAAAGTACCACCCATGTTTAAGTTACCGCCTAATCCTAAACCTCCGTCAATAACAACAGCACCTGTTGTTGTACTTGTTGATTGTGTTAAGTTAGTAAAGTGGAAACTTAATGTAAAGACACCACCAATTGTCCCGTTAACTGTTCCTGTTGTAAGAACTTGAGACCCATTAACGTATGCGGCCTGTTGTGCATAAATGTATTTTGCACCTAACCCACCATTTGGAATATAAACGGTATTGCCTGTTGTGGTTGTTAGATTGTAATTATACCCTAAGAATGTAGTATCTGTACTAAAATAACTTGTTGCGCCAACACTAATACCACCGTTGACTTGTAATGCACCTGTACCTATTGCGCTAGAAGGTGTACTATTGTGTAATATTAAGGAACCTGCTTCTAGAGTTGACCAAGAGCCAGTAGTAAACAGTTGAGTTACATCTACTTGTCCTAGTGCATCTGGTAATATACCGCTCTTTAAGAAGAAATGCTGGCTAGTATGATCGATACCAACTATGGCTCTGTAATCTGTTAGAGTATTAACAGAGTTTTGATAGTGAATTAATAGCCCTTTATCATAGACATCGGGTACCTGTAACATTGCTCCGTCAATACCACCACCAATTTCGATAACTGGATCAACAATATATGTATTTGTACTATCAACAACAACCTGCTTACCGGTACCTAATAGTAGTAAGTCACCACGAATAACGGTGTTACCATTAACTGTTAGATCTTTTCCAATACTAACACCACCAGCAACTACAACAGCATTAGTTGCCGTAGTACCTGTTGAACTAATTGTAGAGCCAATGATTAAATTTTGGCCAATACCAACACCACCTGTAACAACCAACGGTGCTACACTATATGATTGTGCAACTGAGGGGTCTGCTACAACAATGTCCTGAGCCCATAATGTGTTGCCAATACCAACACCGCCGTTAACAATCAGTGCCCCAGATTGTGTATTTGAAGCATCTACATTTGCGTTGAATAAGACTTGTCCGCCAAAATAACCAGTTCCGCTAACACCTAAGCCACCGCCGTTGGTAACTTGTAAACTATTTCCGGTATAATTTGTTAGATTGAATGTACCTGAGGTAAAGAAACCGTTTTGAGCATATAAATCTTGACCAACACCTAAACCGCCTTGTAGAGTTAAGGCACCAGTACTTGTACTTGTAGCATTAACAGTACCTAAGAAGGTACCAGTCGTCATACCTACAATACGACCACCAACATAAATGTTACCTGTAATGCCAGCACCGCCGCCATTTCTTAATTGTAAGGCACCAGTACTTGTACTAATTGCTTGCGTAGCAGTTAATAAAATTAACTCATTAGGGAATTGTTGTTGTCCATTATTAGCAGTAGCACGGGTTAAGATTTCACTGTTATTAATGTTATAGGTGCCGTAAAAATTACCGCCGCCATTACCGTAAATTCCATTGTTAAACCCAATACCA